TGAAAGAGATGATGCAGATAGTCCCACCGCCCGGAGCTGGTGGTGGTGGACTATTCTCTGCACCGAAGGGCCCAAGTCCGTTTAGCGGTGAAGTCGGCCAAGGTCTCGACATGGCCAAACTCCGAGCCAGTAACGCTGCCAACGCACCGCAGGCAGCTGCCAGCCGTAGCACACTTCTTAGGGGTATGGGCGGCCCTAAGAACGCGACTCCTGCGATGGAGGACAAGATGATGGACATGCTCATGAAGGCCAAAGCATTCGGCTAACACGTTGTGCAGTACCGCTCTAAAATCATTCTGCTAGACGAGCGGTTTCCCACAGGCGAACCGACCGTACAGCTGATCTCTACGTGGGGCCGCAATGGGCGGCTGCTACGAGAGCACACGTCTCTCAGCAAGACTGCGTCAAATAGTCCTGCAGAGGACTACGTACGCTGTGTAGAGCCAGAGCCCGGAAAATCCGTAGTCCTAGTTGTAGGGCTGGGTGACCACGAAACGTATGGGCCTAACCGTAACGGCGATGGTTTCCCCTCTGAGCCTGTCCGCGGGAAAATCGCAGCACATGAAGTGTTGCCCAAGCACTACAAGTCCTACGAAAATGCTCACGTCTTTGAGCATCACGCCAACTCCGATCCAGCCAAGGCTATTGGTAGCGTAAAGAAAGCCTTCTGGAATCCACACATGCGGCGTGTAGAAGTCGTTGAAGACTTCGACCACAGCAAAGCACCCCGCCTGCTGGAAAAGATCGCGGCTGGAGAATACCCCGCCAAGTCCATGGGCTGTCGCATCAAGTATGATGTGTGCACTGACTGCGGCAACAAGGCTCGCACACGTGGTGAGTACTGTGATCATCTCAAATATGAGATGGGTAAAATCGCTTCTGATTCAGGCATCCAATACGCAGCCCTGAATCCCAGCCCCAACTTCTTCGATAGCTCGTGGGTTCTCCGCCCTGCAGACCGCACTGGGTACATGCTCAAGAAGGTGGCCCGTGTGTACGAGATACGCACCGCCAGCTACGAGCTCGGGGAAATATGTGAAGACATCACAGCCAAAGCCGCTGCTATGCGCAAGGCTGGGGACATCGAGAAAATCATAGGCGGTGAGCCTGCCGCGTCAGTGTCCAACCTCGATAAGGGCGACGCACGGCTCATCGAGCGTTACACAAAAGAATGTCCGCCCGACGGACAAAAACCAGATCAAGACATGGTACGTATGATGATTGCGTACAAGCCTTCAGAAGCACTGGGCACCGCCGATGACATGGGGCTTCCTCTGGGAATAGGCGAACTCCTCAAGTACTTCTTGGGGCGCATGAAACCTGGCGAAGAATCCAAGGTAGACAAGTCCACGGTTAAGTCTGCAAGTCGCCATGTTGGTCTCATTTACCAGATCTTCAGTGAGTACCCTCGGTTCTACGATACGATCTTGAAACTAGGTCATCTAGAAGATGCAGCGTCCCCCCAACCTGCGTTGGCGGAAAAACTAGCGGCCTACCAGCCCAGTTCTGTGACAGAGGACTATCTGTACCGCCAGGCTGTCCCTGAGGGACTACGTGGCGAAGAGCGTGGGCTCACAGACATGGTTTCGTGGACTGACCCCAACACAGGGCAGGGCTACGAGACCAACTACGGCACCGTACAGAAAACTCACGACTCTTTAGCTCGCAACGCGTTGGCCCAAAAAGGGGTAGACGCTGGAGTCGGAGCTGGCATGATGGGAGCAGGCGCGCTACTAGGTGCTGGCGCTCTTGGCATGGGACTTAGCAAGAAATTACGCGGGCTTCCGCAATTGGCAGTGGGCGCAGCAGGTCTAGGTCTTGGTGCTATGGGTGCTGGCCATGCTCTGCGGTCTCCAAAAACAATAGGGCCGCGTGTTCAAACAGATCAGGGAGAGACCATTTCAGGTTGGACAGAGATGGTTCCCAAAAGAGCCTCTGTTATTGCGCCGGAAATCATGTACACTCATCGTCGGTCAGTGGACGGTCCTGTACACCCTCTCCCAGTGAAGTACGCCACTGCCTTCATGCGTTCTCTCAAGCACGCTGAAGTTCATGATGAGATGACGCCCTTCTTTGGGCCCAATCTGAACCTTGATAGAACAGCGCAAGCACTCGGAACCTCTATAGTTAAGTGGGCTGAGTAACACTTGTGTTCAGAAACACGCTAGCCTATCATTAACCACGAAACCCTTCAGAGAGGGCGTAATGTCGACCGAAAACGCATTTACTCGAATTCTCACCCGACTCGACGAGTCGGATCCGGGTGTCACAGAAAAAACAGCAGCTGTGCAGCCGGAGCAAACAGTCCAAGCACGTATGCTAGACCAGGTACGAGCCGTGTCTGATGCGAGCACAAAGACGGCTTCGGCCAACGCCCCAGCAGCTCCTGCTTCAGATCTCGCCACAATGGCGAAGACCGCTCAAGCAGCAGAGCAAGCACAGCTGGAGAAGCAAGCCCACCACATGGGTGCCGCCGTGGCTGATGGCTTCATGGAGCGCTTCGCTGCATACGACAGTGCACTCACCTCACAGGGCGTGAAGACGGCTACCGTCGCGTCAATTCAGCCCGGCCAGGTCAAGCAAGCAGCTCAGGCTGGCTACCAACAGGCCGTCACTGACATGGAAAAGCGCGCCAACGCACAGTACGAGCAAGGCTACAAAGACCAGCTCGCTGCAATCCACAAAACAGCCTCCGAGGTTCACTACGCAGGCCAAGCGGTCGCGCACAACCTCGTCGAGCAGGCCCGCGCAGCAAAGTAATCAATGTCGCGTTACGTAGACATAGGTGCATTGACTCGCGACGTACTCACCTCAGTAGAGGTGGGTAGCGAGAAAACTGCATCGGATTCGGAATCGAATCTAAAGACGGATATCGGCATTGCTATCAAGCAAGCAGCCGAGAATATCCGTGACTACGAAGACACAAACGTCACGAGCGCTGATCTGAAAACCGTAGTGCAAGGCGCCAAACTTGCTGTCTTTGGAGGCAGCACTACCGGCGCACAAATGGCAGGCGGTATGGCAGGCAGTGCTGGAGGTGCTCTCGCTGGGGGCGCCGCTGGTGCTGCAGCGGGAAGCCTATTAGGCCCGGTGGGCAGCCTGGTTGGTGGGGCTTACGGTGCCATGAAAGGCATGGGCACCGGAGGCGCAGTAGGCAGCAACGTAGCCCAAGGCGCTGCCAACATGACGCAGACAGGGGCGGTACAACCTACTGCACGGCCTGGCCAAATGCGCACCGCTAGCGCGCTCGGTGACGAGCTCCGCAAACTTGCTACACAGATCCGTGAGCAAGGCGCAAACAATGAAGAGATTCGCCTTACAAAAGCGGCGCAGATGCTCACCGCAGCCGTCGGACTTGGTCACTTGACGGAGGGGTTGTCGTGAGTAACGTCAGCTATGAAAAGGTCGCGGATATCCTTGACTCGGTCGCTACGTACGTAGATGACATCGAGCACACGAAATTCGCAGAAGAGAAACAGGCTAAAGACAAGCGCATCACGACCATGTCGTCGCGCTATGAAGCCTCGACCGGTGAAAGCATGCCGGACTCTCTCAGGAAAAAGTTGGCGGGCCTTGATCAAGAAGCCCTTGATCACTTACTAAAGGTAGCCAACAATACTGGAGACTCACCTGAATCATTAGGCGGGCCTGCAGAGATCTCGGACAACCCAATCCCACGTACTGTCAAGGAAGCAGCTGCACGCGCAGATGACAAGTTCCTTGACTGGATCATAAACGAGTAGGCTCAGGAGATATAACCCAGATGGCGAACCTAAACGACAAGTTCGATGTTCTCCGGGGCTGGGAACCGGGTGGCGATGCCAGCATCGACCAGTCGCTTCCCCCGAATGCACCCGGCGGCGTCCCCGTAACCCTGCTTCCCGGCTACATCGTAGATGTGGCAGCGGCGGGTACGGTAGACGTAGCAAGCACTCCCGCTAACGTGACCCTTGGTACGGCGCAGCCGCTCCAGGTGTACGTGGTGCTGGAAGGCAATGGTCAGGACACCTCAGCGCAGTTCGTTGAGAAAGTGGTCTGCCTTCGCGGCAAGCTCACGGTCAAGACCGACAAGCTCGCAGGTGCCCAGACCTTCCCTGTGGCAGGTAAGGTCTCTTTCGTATCAGGGCTTCTGACTGACGCTGGTGGCACCGCCACTACGCAGGTCATCGGAACCGTTCTGGAAAACAACGTCGCCACCGACGCCACCATCGTTGTAGAGCTGGATCTCTGATCCCGGCGCTAGCCCAACAAGGACACGGAGATAGCAATGAGCAGCCCTTCATACCGCACTGAAACCGAGAAGGTCTCGGCGCAGTTCATCAACTCCAACTTCGTTCGGAAGCTGGAGCAGGGCCGAGTGAAGGAGGCCACCGAAGAGGGGTCTGCCTTCATCCGGACCAAGATGCGCCAAGAGGCCTTCGTCCGTGAGATTCTTCCGCCGGTCCTTCTGGCCGACGACGAGATCGATCGGGACGAGAACACCGACCAGCCGAAGAAGATCGTCGAGAAGGAGCCTGACTCCGTAGCGACGTTCGTTCCCTTCCACGGCACTGGTCCTCGGACTCTGTTCCGCGGCCCGCGTTACGCAGTCTTCTTCGGAAAGACTGAGTCACAGCGGTTCCGCAAGAGCAAGTTCGAGCTCATGACCTACCAGAACGACATCCGAAAGATCCTTTCGGACAACTCTGTGAAGGACATGGCCGACCAGGAGGACATCAAGTTCATCGGTACGGTGAACACCCTTCTGGCAACGCTCCCCGCACAGGTCGTGGCGGCTGCTGGCTTTACGTCGGCTGCCTTCAAGCTGGGCTTCCAGAATCTCGTCGGTCGGCGCCTGCCCATCGGCAAGATCCTGATGACCAAGCAGACCTACTACGAGGCTCTCGACCTGCCTGCGACCAGCGTCGGTGACGACGTGGCGTCCGCTCACTACCGTGAGGGCATCGAGAAGGAAGAGCGTCTCTGGGGTATCCCGGTGGTCTCGACCATCAAGACGGACATCCTCACACCGCAAGGTGGCGCGACGCACTCGATGTACATGTTCGCGCCGGAGAACTTCTTCGGCAACTTCTTCCTCCTGCAAGATGCGACTCTGTTCATCAAGCAGGAAGCGGACATGATCTTCTTCCACTCGTACGCGGCACCGGGCATCGGCATCGGTAACACCGCTTCGATGGTCCGCGTAGACATCACCTGATAGTCTGCGGCCCTGGCCCCAGCGTTAGGTAATGACATGAAGCTTCACTGGCTAAAACTGACCAAGCCCTGCACCCTCGATCTAAGTCAGGTCAAGGACTACGCAGGGCAGCCTCTGCTCTTCAACCAGCGTAGTTTCCGCGTGCGGTGTGTTACTGACGAAGGCCTCGGCCACGAGCTCGTCCAGAAATACATGCGGCAGGAGATGTTGGCGGAGATCACCAAGGACGGTGCCCCTGTTCTTGCGACCGCTCCGCCAGCAGCGCCTACACCCAAGAAGGCTGCCCCCAAAAAGGCAGCAGCTCCCAAGCCGCCTCCTTCCACGGAGTCAGCACGGGACGACGAGAAGACTGTCAAAGTTCCGGCTGAAGCTAAGCCAGAACCAGAGCCTGCTCCCCCCGCCGCAGAGGAACCCGTGTCCGAATCTGCTGCAGAAGAGCCTGCTGAAAGAAGTTCTTCAAGTCGTAGGCGTAAACGCAGCAAAAAATAACCGCTACGCATCTCTCGCACTAAGACGCGCGCACATCCTTGAGATGCTGCGCGCGTTTTGCTAGGTGGTAAACCATGGCGACACAACGAATCAAATGGCTACCAGGCACCACGCCAAACATCATCGCCTACGACGTTCTCAGTAGCGACACCGGCATTGAAGGGCCGTACACCACGTTGGTGCAGATCCTTCACCAAATCCCTGGCGTAAACTACGACGACGCTGGGGGCTACTTTTTCTATGACGACATCGAAATCCCCTACCGATACTACCGGATGCGGGTACTCGACCGGTTTGGAAACACCGCCGAAGACGAAGCCCCCACGCCTTTCAAAGCCGGCAATGACCCTGTTGAAGTCCCGACGCTGCATTTCATCGCGTTGGCTGCTGACACAGGCAGTCAAAACGCTCTACAATACGTATCACAGGGTGGCACTCCCATCGACGGAGCGACGATCCGCGTGTACAAGAAGATTGACTGGGACACAAATCAACTGGCCAACGTAGTGGGCTCTACCATCACGAATGCAGGCGGAACTTGGCTCAGTCCGGTCTTTGTCGAGCCGGGCGAAACGTATACAATCGTGTATCACAAGACCAATGAGTTCGGTCCAGATACCACAGAGGTAACGGTATAATCATGGGTACTCCGCGAACCACTGCAGGGCTGAAATTCGGCAACCTGACCACGATCCAGATTTTCCTGACGGGAGCCAACCAATTCAGCGACACCCAAGCGCTTGATGATGTAGGAGGTGGCGGTGTTGGACCTTTCATGGTCATGGAGCGTGGGATCTTCAAATACCCCCAGCAGGCTGCTGGTGGGCGTATCGTTTGTCCCATCGACACGGGCAAGCCTATCCGCCTCATGCACCTGACGGCCAACCTGGGCGCCTCTGCGGCCCTGACGCTGCATGTGGCAGGCATCGATGGCACTGGAGCTCGCCCTGACAACGTCAGTAACGTCCCCTATGACGCTGCCGATGCTGCGCTCTACCGTGAAGAAGACATCATCGTCGACACGTTCGCTGCCACCCAGTACATCTCCAAGACCTACGACCCGCGCGTTGCTGACACAGGTGTTCTGCTTCACCCAGGCCAACACCTGTACTTCATCAGCACCGCTGCTGCCAGTGGCGCTATTCTTCGTGCAACCTTCGGCCTTGGATGGGACTGGTCCTAAATGCCTGTCGTCGCCACACCGGCAACTCCGGTCATCCTGACCGTAGATCAAGTCCGCAGATTTATGCAGGACACGCCGGACAAAAATATCCTGCTTGATGCTGTCGAATTCACCCTCGATGACATCAACCAGGGTATTGAAATGGTGACGTCCAAGTACAACGCACTCACACCCCAGTCCATGATTTCCCCTCAGGGATGGCCCGCGCACCTCCAGTACATTCTGTTGTTGGGGGTAACGGCGTATTTGATCAACAGCTGCGCCATCCTCCAACTACGAAATCAGGCTACTTATCAAGATGGTGATGTCGCTCCCATTGGAATAGACGACAAGTACCCTCTCTACATCGCGCTGTACCAAACCCTGAACAACGAGTGGATGCAGCTCACTACCCGCATCAAAACTCAGAACAATCTTGAATGCGCGTACGGTAGCTTGAGCTCTGGCTACCGCAACGTAAGCCGCTTCCACCACAGCTGAGGTCACCGTGCACCCGTATCTGCAAGTATCCTACGCCACCGGTCGACACGAAGCTTTTGTGAAGCTAGGCCTACAGCGCCTGCCGGAAATCGGTGAAGGTGAACGATCCATGTTGGAGGATGCCGATATGCCTTCCGACATTCGCCAAACTGAACTGGACTCGTTCCTCCAGCGGGCACTGACCACTCCTATCTCTTCTGAGCAAGATTTCATGGAGAGTGGGAAACTCAAAGGTACCCTAGGTGGTGGCGCACTTGGGGGTGGCATTGGTGCGCTGACAGGTATGGGCCTCGGTGGACTGGCCAAGCGTCCAGGCCTAGGCGCACTCATAGGTGGAGCTGGGATGGGCACCCTTGGAGCGCTCATAGGCCGCCCTCTCGGCGCAGATGCCGGGCGTCGCGAGCACAAGAAACAAACCAAGCGTCAAGACGACCTAGGCGACATCTTCACAGACCCTTACAAGATGCAACGGGAGCTCCAAAAGCATCTGGCCTCTGGAAGGCGACGCAAAGAAGACGACGACAAAAGTCACGAACGATCTGTAGCAGCCCTGGGCTCACCCAGTTACTACAACTCGAATTACAACATCAATGAGCGCTAGATATCTACAGCTCGCCTACTTGAGTGGGGCATTAGCTGCACGCCAAAAGTTGGCGACTGTGGCAGGCCCTATTGCGCATGGAGGAGGCGCGGGGGACGCCCGCGCCAATGAAAAGCAGGAGTTGTGGGCCGAGTTCGACCGCGAGCCGTTTCAGACGGGTGAAGAGAGCGGCATAGGCATGCCCTCCGCAGGCGGCATCAACAAGACGGCTGACTCAGGGGATGGCGTGTCCAGCCACGACGCGGGCTACGGCGAAGGTGGTTACGACCATGACGCCGCAGACCCCAATCGCTTCAAGCGCATGTCCAGCGCGATGAGTGAAGCCTTCAACGCCAATGAAGACTACGACCAAAGCTACGCTCCTGAGACTCCCGTCACGCAACCCCACGGCTCCAAATACGCCGCTGGTGGTATGGGTCTAGGTGGAATCTCCAGTGGGCTCCCGTCGAGCTCCACGTCCATGATGGGTGTCGCAGGCGCACCGAAACCTCCCCAAGCACCCCAGATGCCTCAAGCTCCCAAGCTGCCGGGTATGGGCAAGAACCCCAGCATCACTGATCCCCGTGGTGACAAGCCTCCTGGTATGAACCTGCAGCACTCCCTGCAGACCAGCATGTCCACCGCAGACTCAGCTGCAGGCTTTGGTTCACCACAGAGACGTGCCATGGGGGGCTCTATATGACGCGCACCGAAGTGCTGGTGATGTTGGCAGAGGGTGGGTTACAGGAGAAGTTCGACGAGATAGACAAAGGGTATGAGATCGTCGAAGGCGAACTCCCAGCTGCCTACTTAGTTCCTAAATGGTTCTACGAATTCGTAGAAATCCTGCAAGAAGGTAAACCGAAGTGGAAGGGCAAACGCCTTGACCCTTGGGCGAAGGATGATATCCGCGGCCAGAAATGAAGGACTTCTTCTACAAGCGAGGCCTCGCGCAGGCAGCCGCTGACACTGGCACTGCTAAGGTCGCGGCCGAACCCGAAATGGGTGAGGCCATGTACGGCACCATTTCCTCAGCCACAGGAGATGCTGGCAGCGAGCGCATGCGCACCAACGAGAGCCCGCATCATCAGGCCAACACCCACATGGACGAGCACGATCGCCATGTGCTCCGTGACCCTCACAACGACGCCCACGTCTTTCCTGTCGGTGTACAACAAAGCGCGAACACCAAAATGGCAGTGATGCGTGCCATGCCCCCGCCCAGTGAAGAATCAGGCCCAGCCGATTTGTCTGACTTGATCCGTCGATACGGAGTCAATGCAGCCATGGCCTACCCGAAGGTTCTGGAGAGCTCCCCTGTTCCCATCGTCCCCCACAAGGGCGCGAAGGGTGCAGGTGGTGGTGCTTACATCCCCAGTGTGCACCCTGAAGAAGGGATACACGAACCTTCCATCATCATGGACCCGGACAACCCCAACGCCAACATACTTGCGCATGAGATAGGCCACGCTCAGTTTCAAGAAAGTCCTATCGGCAAGTTCATGCAACACCCTATTTCTCGGGGTGCACAGTTCGCTGCGCCAATAGCAGCATACGCAGCAGGGCGATACCTACCCACCAATAAGCTAAAAGCACTGGGAGTAGCAGCATCCTTAGGTCTCACGGCGCCCACGCTGATAAGCGAAGGGGTTGCAGACTACAAAGGCTACCAGCACCTCAAGGGGCTCAAGGCAACCGACGAGGAGCTCAGCGAATACGTAAGTGATTTGGTGGGACCTCAAGCTACCTATCTAGCAATGCCCGCTGCCACGTTGATATCTGGAGGTGGTGGCCACCTGATGAAGGGACTGGCTGCCCAAAAAGCTGAACAGGATTCACTGAAGGCAATCCTGAACAAAACCGGAGCATACAAACTCCACGCACGTCGCAAGTTCCGAAATCTCAACATCAGCATTGAGAACAGAAAAGGGTCTAGCCGCAGCTGGTATGATCCACATGAGGATCGCCATGGCTCTACAGTGCAGAAGTATCCCTACGGATATATCCGCATGACTGAGGGCATGGACGGTGATCACGTCGACTGTTACGTGGGCCCTCATGAGAAAGCCAAGAACGTCTACGTCATCACCACGAGCAAGGCACCGGACTTCAAGAAAATCGATGAGCAGAAGTGCATGCTTGGGTTCAGCTCCGCTACTGCTGCCCGTAAGGCGTTCTCTCAGCACTATGACGACCCTCGCTTCTTTCGCAGCATGAAGGCCATGCCCTACGAAGAGTTCGAGCGGAAAGTGTTCGCCACGCTCCACGGCAAACAGAAGAAGGTCGCAAACGTGTTAGCGCACATTGCTGGTCCGTCTGGGTCGGGGAAGACAACACTGGGTGACCGCCTCTCCAAACAACATCCCAGCCTGCTAGTACGTGACCTAGATGACTTTGATGATACAGCATCCGAGAAGCTATTCGGGGACATGCGCAAGCGAGACTACACCGACGCGAACATCCGTACACTGGCCAAAGAGCGTCAGCGCTTGATGGATAGCTTCATCAAAAAGAACAAGAAGAAGTCTATCGTATTCGTAGGTCACCACACTGAGGGTGACACAGTGTTAGACATCCCTACCAACAACCGTTGGATGCTGCACACATCACCGCAAACCAGCGCTTACCGTGCCTACCTGCGCAGCCAAAACGAAAAGCCGGACCACCGTCGTACCCTCGAAGAGCTCCCCAAGGACCGGCGAGAAGCTCGCGACACGATCAAAGAACTAAAGGCGCTCAACTACACCAAGATGAGCCCCAAGAAGATAGAGTCTTTTATCGCCAAGGCAGCGTCCAACCGCTTCCAATCAGACGATGACCGTCTCATCGACAACAGCCCCGGCACTACCCACAACCAGGTACCCGGCGACAACCTAGCCCTCCCTCACAGCAGCCTGACTGGCATGCGCAGCATCAAGGGTGGCAATCCCGAAGATCCTTCAGACACCATCGACAGGATGTTCCGCTTTCACGATAACCCGATGAGCAGTAGGGTATTGGAGGGCAACACATCCGCACTGCCTGCGAGCCCGGGTGTCTGATGGAAGTTCAAATCACGCGTACCACTCCGGTATACCGCTCCCCTGAAGACACCGGAGTCTTTGTGCAGTGGACCGTGTCGCCTCCTCCGGTGTCTCCCACGGTAATAGCCAAGTTCAAACTGGAACGTTCTGGCTCTCCTGAAGGACCGTACGAGCTCGTAATAGACAACCTCGTAGACTTCCATTTCTTCGATGCTCTGCGTAGTTCACCTGCGCCTACGCTTGCGACGGATACTCGGGAGAACCTGAGCTTCATGTCCTTGAGCCGTGCCGTTTACTACAAAGTAACTGCAACGGACTCTACAGGAACCGAAGTTGAGAAGGTTCGCGTAGTTGGTCCTGACAACCTCTCACGCAAACTCCTGTTGTTTCGTAGAAAAATGCAACGGGATATGAGTGTTGGTTTCAAGTTCAACAGCATTGATCTAGCGGTGCTCAAGCGGCGCCATTGGGGCTTGCGTTGTAGGGACTGCTTTGACCCTCTCACAAAAAAGGTCACAGACTCTAAATGTGATACCTGCTACGGCACTGGATTCGAAGAGGGGTACTTCACCCCAGTGCGTATACGTGGACGCATAGGCGTGCAAAATGTACAGACGTCCATGACACCTCAGGGCAAAGTGGATCTCAGCCAAAAAAGGCTGACCATACTTGACTACCCTGAAGTCGAGGTCGATGACATCTTTGTCGACATACGCCAAAACAAACGCTACATCGTCAAGCACAGGCACTCGACTGAAATGCAGACAGTAGCTGTACACCAACAGCTCACCGTATCTGAGCTCGCTCGTGACTCTATTGAGTACCGCATACCCGCCAACTTCGACCACGCACCTATCATCTACTGATGGCCGGACACCGACATAGCCAAGTACGGCCGCAGACGGATCAGAATCGGCTCAAGATAGCCGCAGGGTCTCCCCTCGCCATCCAGGGCATCTTCATCGAAATCATGCGGGAACGGTTCCGCCATGACAGTGGACTGGCGTGGATCTGGAAGCCGGACATCACCGAGACCGACATCCTCATCGAAGCGGGGTACAACGAAGAGACTGAGAGCCGCAACCAAACACCGGCTCTCTACATCAACCGGCTCCAGACAGTTCCCTCCAAAGTCATAGTCGGTGACCGCGTCGGAGTACGGCTACCTGACCACCTCGAAGGCTTCGGCGCCATCACTACAGTCTCCATCCAAATAGATTGTGTGTCTAACGATGAAGGCTCTAGCGCAATCATAGGAGACATCACGCAACACATGCTGTTGGCGTCCCAAGATGTTATTCAGCGTGAGTTTGGATTCTATGACTTCTCGCACCCGCACCTAGGGCAGACGACTCCATACGATCGAGATCAAAACAAGTGGAATAGTCCTGTTAGTTTCGAGGTCCAATTCTGGATTCGTTGGTCTCAAGTTCCGATCAGTCCGCTGCTGCAGCAGATAGCCATGCGAGTCTCTGCGGGTAACATTGACGCAGCCGGCTTCTTCGTAGACTCGACCATCAACTCGATGCGCCGAGGTGAGCTATTAGACGACTCTAATATCCCCCCAGGAACTGAATTACCCCCCAGTCGTATCAGTGTTGTAGGCCCCCCTGGTCCTGCTGGCCCCTCAGGTCCTACCGGGCCCCCT